GTGCCCGTAGTCAACATACATAAAATCGACTGGTTCCGCCTGCTTTCGGATATGAGCCGCCAGGGATATTCACTTCAGGATATTGCAGATGAGCTTGATGTCGTAGCCTCTACGCTTATCGGCTGGAAAAAAGGCGCCAGCCCGCGGCATCATACTGGTGAAGCGCTCATCGAAATGTGGTGCCGTGTGACAGGGAAGTGCAGGCAGGAGCTTCCGAAAGAGCGGTTTGTACAAAAATTTATTTTGCATCCGGCTGGCTGTAACAGCAAGCATTCAGAAAAATGAATTCAGACATACTCATAGTGCCGGTCTGTTCAACTGGCACTGTGAGTATCTCTTATGAAGCTTGAAAGTGTAGTGAAGTATCATTCTCCACGTCCCGATACCTTCTTGACCGGTTCCCCACGCGCAACCTCTGCACCCGATAATATGACAGGAAAAGATGTCATGGCTGCTCTGGGCTTTGTTATCCGGCGCGCTCCTCTGGGTTATTCAGCTTTTTGCGGCAAGATGGAGCTCAGTCAGCAGGACAAAAAGCGCGCCATACGGCTTCTGACTGCAGCCGGCATCAGAGAGTCGGTGCGTTATCCCGCCCTGCACAAATTACCCCTGGCTGAGCGTGAAGCGATTGTTGCAGTCATTGCAGGCTACGCGTTCCTCGACTATGCCCGCAGCGCGGCAACAGAATTAACCTGTCATAAGTGTGAAGGTAACGGCTTCAGGAAGGGGAAGCGCTGCACTAAGTGTCAGGGAAAGGGCTTCACGCGTGCCGCCTGCAAAGACTGCAAAGGCCGAGGAGAGTCAGTCAATCGCATGAAAACCCAGCTGCAGGGCGTGCCGGTTTATCAGCATTGCCAGCGATGTGGCGGCCGTGGGTTTGAGCGAATCGCCTCCACCATCGTCTTCAGGGCCGTATGTCAGGTTACTGATGCTATTTCACTGTATGTCTGGAACAAGAGCGTGAAGCAGCTGCTGGAGTTTCTAACATCTGAACTGCACATGGAAGAAGCCTGGGCGGAAAAGCAACTACTGCACGTTACTAAATAGTGAGCGATAAGTAAGTTAGCGATGTTATTGCTTACTATTTACTTTTCCATTTTTTGGGTTAGAATGGCTCCAACGATGGGTAAATGACCCTTCAGAAATTCTTGTTCAGCCCTGGCATTTTGCTAGGGCTTTTTTTATGACCGGATGCCTTCACTGATCCTGCTCATCCACCGGCTCCGGCTACCTTTCTCCTGTTCTGCGCGGCAAATCCTGATGAGCAAACTCACAACCGGCATCGCTTACGGCGTATCCGCGGGCGAAGTTGTCCATGGTGCACTGACCTTTTTCAGTCCGGAAGAATGGAGTGCTGTTGGCGTTCTGGCCGGTATCAGCCTTGCGACCATAACCTGCATCATTAACTGGTATTACCGGCGCAAGGCGACGCTGGCAGAAATCAGGGCACTGCGCTGCGCCTGCCAGGAAGAACTGCGCTGAATCATGGTTATCACCGCCACGCTGCGTAACAGACTTCTGGCTGCCACCGGTACGGGTGCCCTGACTCTGGCCATTACGCTGCTGGGCGGTCCGGATGGTCTGGAAGGGCGTTGCTACATTCCGTATCGGGATGTTGCCGGTGTGCTCACCGTGTGTGATGGTCATACGGGCTCCGATATTGTCAGTAACAAAACCTATACCGACCAGGAATGCGACTCTCTGCTTCGCACAGACTTGAAACCCGTCCAGGCCGTCGTTGACAGTCTTGTCATGGTCCCTCTCAGCGATTACCAGCGCGCCGCACTTTACAGCTTTACCTATAACACCGGTATTGACGCTTTTTTCCGGTCTTCCCTTCTGAAAAAACTCAACGCAGGCGATAAAACAGGCGCGTGCAATGAACTGCGCCGCTGGGTCTTTGCCGATGGCATTAAGTGGAAAGGGCTGATGAACCGCCGCGAAACTGAGCGTGCATTATGTCTGGCGGAGAACGGCGATGATCTTAAAGAGAATTAAGTTGGGTGCCGCTGTCATAGGGCTGCTGCTTGTCCTGGCTACAGGGCTGGGTGTCACGATTAAGCTTCTGTCCACTTCTAATGCCCGGCTCAGCAGACAGAACAGGCAACTGGCGCAGGAAAAGGCATCAGCTGAGGTGATGACGCTTAACGTCCTGAAAGCCACGGCGCTCTTCAACGATATTGCCCGGGCAACACACAATGATAATCAGGCCAGCAATGCAGAAAGTGAACGCAGGGTGGTGGTTATACGCAAGCTGGTCAAAGGTAACAGCTGTGCCTCTGAACCTGTTCCTCGTCACGCTGCTGACCAGCTGCGCAGGTACAGTGACACATTACGTACCGGTTCCGCCCGTGCCGATACCGGCCACGCTGCTCACTGACTGTGATGTGCCAGTTATCCCTGAGCCGTTCACATGGGGTGACAGTCTGGAGCTGAATGAACGGCTGCTGACGGCGCTGCAGACCTGCAATAGCGACAAAGCTGCCATTCGTGAGATTGAGCGTATCCGCACAGGACTCATGAGGCAGGAAGCCCCAAAGCAGTAGCAGCTTGATAAGCCCGATTCTCTCTTTTTACCCTGCCCGGTACAGAACCATGAATCCCTCTATGAACAACGAAAACGACCGATGTGTTATCCGCGTGGGCATTTTTTTTGATGGCACCGGTCATAACGGTCATATGAATGAAACGACGCCTGAAGAGACGTTTCATGTCACCAACATCTACAGATTATTTAAGTGCTATGACGTTTCCCGCTCAGAAAGAAAGGGTCATAAAGCCTGTAAGGTTTATATCGAAGGCATTGGAACACTGAACAACAAACCAGACAGTTTCTATTCTATTGCTACCGGTGACGAGGATATCTGGGGGCGTGAAGGGTATGGCCCGGACTCAAAACTGCAATTCTGTCATGAACGAATTGCATCTGAACTGGTCGCGACGTTGTCCAATGGTGGTGTTGAATGCAAAAACGTTTCAATTGAATTTGATGTGTTCGGCTTTAGTCGTGGGGCGGTTCTGGCTCGCCACTTCACCAATACCATCTATGAGAATGACACCACCGTCATGGATACCCTCCATAGGGCGTTAAATACTTCTGGCCACGAGTTATCAGGCAGGCCCGTCGTTAATTTTCTCGGTTTGTTTGATACCGTGGGCTCCTTCCTGGACAGTACTGTCCTTGAAAGCGATCCTCACGATACCGGCTATACGCGTAATCTTAAGGTTAACGTTCCTGCCGCCGCGGTCAGAAATGCATTTCAGTTAAATGCGATGCATGAGTATCGTTATAATTTTCCTTTACATAGCCTTTATGGCCAGTTTCCAGAGCTGACTTTAGCAGGCGCGCATTCCGATATAGGCGGTGGCTATCCCGAATGGATTTATGAGGTTAAAGATCTGACCACGCATAAATTCTGGCTACCGTTCAGTTGGGCTAAAACGCGCGCAAAAAAAGAGCTACATCCTCTACTCAGCAGGGAGCAGTGGGCATTTCTTTCTGAGCAAATTGACTATCAGGGGAATGAGAAGTTTTATTGTATGGTCACCAGCCATCGCAAAGTGAAAGGGCATCTTCAGTTTGTTGCATTAATGACAATGGCTCAGATAGCGGGAAAGTATGGGTGCATTTTTACGCCTGATATAAAGGCATTTGAAGACATAATCCCTTGTGAGATGCTTGACTATTATCATCACGTTCAACAAAGGACTATTGATGCACTGGAAGGTCAGCCGAAACCACTGGATGAAAAGCGTTTCCAGAGACTGTTGCCTGAATACGTTCACCTTTCAGCATCATGGATAACTGTCAAAGAACTCTATGGTGACATGCGCCACTCCGGGTACTTAACGATGTCCAGAGACAGCCTTGAGGAAAGCAAACAAAAAGTCATTTACCTTAATGTATTGAACGATTTCTGGCCTGACCGTCCTGATGAGAACTGGCAAAGAAAAACCTTTGGTTAAAAACATCTCAATCTGGCATGCAGACAGACAACATGCGTGAGCATTCAGTTGAAAGTATTGTTCTATAAGAGGAATAACGGAAAGATTCTCTCCTGTGGTTTTACGCTAAGTTACTAAAGCAAAATTAATTTCTTCACATCCATCCCTTTCAGGTAAGAACATGGCACTCACCGACAAACAAGAAATGTTTGCTCACCCTGATGATATCTATAAGGGTGAGTGCATCAACTACGCCGGATATATCAACAAGAGGGGTTATGGACAGAAGCACGTTTGTAGGAAGCCTGTCTATGCCCATCGTATAGCATATTGTGAGGCTAATGGCATCTCTCTTGAGAGCATTAAAGAATTTGTCATCAGACACAAATGTGATAACCCATCCTGTGTAAATCCCAATCACCTCATCATCGGTACTATCGCGGGCAATAACCTAGACAGAGCTAGGCGTGGCAGGAACTCGGATCACGATCGCTCCGGCGAAAGAAATGGAATGGCGAAACTAAAAGAGAGTGATGTCGTCTGTATCAGGTGCGATTATGTGCGAGGAAGTAGTGAACTAGGCCTGAAGCCACTTGCGAAAAAGTATGGCGTCTCAACCTCAATGATTTCTTGCATCGTTCAACGTAAAAACTGGAGCAACGTTTCGGAGATGTGATTTGAAACAGCTCACACCTAAGCAGGAACTGTTCTGCCGAGAATATTTAAAAGATTTAAACGCTACACAGGCAGCTATTAGGGCGGGCTACAGCGAGAAATCTTCCGCCGCTCAGGGCTGTGAGAACCTAATAAAACCTAATGTTGCAGAACGAATTATTGAGCTTAAGAAAGAGCGCAATGAGGAGGTCGGCATTGATGCTGCATACGTTCTCCGTCGCTTGGTAGAAATAGACCAGATGGACGTGCTCGACATCATGACAAATGACATGAGCATTAAGCCCGTGTCGCAATGGCCCGCCTCGTGGCGTCGATACCTGAACGGATTCGATCTGGCTGAGATGTTTGAAGGCCGGGGCGAAGACCGGGAGATGGTCGGTATCCTCAAGAAGATTAAGTGGCCGGACAAAGTCAGAAACCTGGAACTGCTGGGCAAACACATTACGGTTCAGGCCTTCCGCGAGCAGGCTACCACTGCACTAACCGGCAAGGAGGGCGGGCCGGTACAGGTTGCTTTACTGTCGCGCGAGGAATACCGGCAGGCGCGCCGGGAAATGTTAGAGGATGACGACTGCTGAATATAAAGCCGCTGCACGCCGTATAGAGTGTGAAGAAGACGGGCTCTATTTCACCCGGTATTTCTTTAAGCAGCGTACCGGCAGCAGAATGATTGTGGCTCCGCATCACAAGGTGATTCAGCAGACGCTGGACCGGGTGATTGAAGGGGATATCCGCCGACTCATCATTAACGTTCCGCCGGGCTACACCAAGACGGAACTGGCCACCATCAATATGATGGGCCGCGGGCTGGCGCTGAATCGCCGCGCGCGCTTCATGCACCTGTCCTATTCCCACAACCTGGCTTTACTGAACTCGTCAACCACGCGCAGCATCGTGAAGTCTGCCGCTTTTCAGGCCATGTGGCCGATGGCGCTGCGCGATGATGCCGACAGTAAAGCCATGTGGTGGACCGAATATGGCGGCGGGGTCTATGCCTCGTCAGCTGCCGGGCAGGTTACTGGCTTCCGTGCCGGACACATGGAGCCGGGCTGGCAGGGAAGTCTTATAATTGATGACCCGGTTAAACCTGACGATGCCTACAGCGAAACGATACGTAACGGCGTCAACACCCGCTTCAACGAAACCATCCGTTCCCGTCTGGCTATCGAGACCACGCCCATCGTGGTCATCATGCAGCGCATTCACTACCACGACCTGAGCGGATACCTGTTGCGTGGTGGCAGTGGCGAACAGTGGCATCATCTGAACCTGCCGGTGCTGATTGATAACAACAAACAGTATTCAGCACTGTATCCGGAAAACTCGCACGCGATCCCCATCGAACATGGTCTGCCTGACGGGTGGCTGTGGCCATACAAGCACAACGAATCGCATCGCACCTCACTGTTTTCACACCGGCGTACCGCTGAGGCCCAGTACATGCAGCGCCCCCGGCGGTTCAATGCCGAAGGTGCGCTCTGGACCGAAGCTATGGTGTCCGGTGCACGTGCGCTGGAGATTACCCTTCAGCCGTCGCGTACGGTGGTCGCCATCGACCCGCAGGCAACCAACAGCGAAGAGAGTGACGAAACCGGTATTGTCGTGGCGAGCAGTTATGGACGCGGTGATGACCGGCTGTTCTCTGCTGACGCAGACTACTCCGGGAAGTACTCGCCGAACGGCTGGGCGAAGCGGGCCATACGGGCGTATGACGAGCACCACGCTGAAGCTATCGTTATTGAAACCAATCAGGGCGGTGACATGGCGGAGGACACGCTGCGTAATGCGGGCTTTCGTGGTCGCATCATTCGTGTGCATGCCAGCAAAGGCAAATTTGCCCGCGCGGAACCCATTTCAGCCCTCTACGAGCAGGGGCGGGTGGCGCACCGCGGCAGCCTCTACCAGCTGGAGAACCAGCTGCTGGAGTACGTGCCGGCCACCGCGAAGAAATCCCCCGACCGCCTGGATGCGCTGGTCTGGGCCATCACCGAACTGTTCCAGCCGAAAGGTACAACAATCCGTCCATTCTCTGCCTGACAGAACAGAAATATGAGCAACGACGTCCGCAAGCGATCGCCAAAAATTGAGTCGATGGCCGGATGCTGGCCAATGATCACCGCACTGCTGGGCGGCACAGCAGCCATGCGGCAGGCGGGTAAAACGTACCTGCCTAAATGGCCCAATGAAGAAGAGGCGTTTTATAAGAACCGACTGGCAACGGCCACGCTTTTCCCGGCCTTTTCCCGTACGGTCGAAGTCCTGAGCGGCAAACCTTTTTCCCGGCCGGTGACATGGGATGAAAAAGTGGTGCCTCAACGTATCCGCGAGATGTTCGCGGATGTAGACCTGCAGGGCACCAACCTGCATTCCTTTCTGGCAGACATTTGTGAAGAGGCGATGGCGTACGGGCTCTGTGGCATCCTGGTCGAGCATCCGCCTGCAGAGAAGCAACTTTCCCTGGCCGAAGAACGACAGCGCGGGCTGAGGCCTTATTTCGTCAAGGTAAACGCGAACAGCCTGCTTGATTACGACTCAGAGCGCGTGAACGGACAGGAAACGTTCACCATGCTGCGCTTTGTTGAGACGGTGAGTGAGCGCGATCCGGACAATGAATTTGTCGTGAAAGACATTGAGCAGGTCAGGGTGCTAAATCCTGGCCGCTGGCGGATATATCGCGAAAAACGCAATGAAACGAGCGGGGTACTGGAGTGGCAGCTGCACGACGAAGGCACCACCAGCCTTAACAAAATCACTTTTGTCCCGGTCTATGGCGACAAGCGTGGCTTTATGAATGGCCGGCCTCCGCTGGCGGAACTCGCGTGGCTCAACGTCGAACACTGGCAGTCGCGCAGCGATCAGCAGACCATTCTGCATGTCGCCCGCGTACCGGTGCTGTTCGGCAAGAAGCTGGGCGACGGTCCCATCTCGGTTGGTGCGGCATCGGCCATCCTGTCTGAAGACGATGAGGCAGACCTGCGTTATGTAGAGCATAGCGGCAAAGCCATCGAGGCCGGACGTACAGACATCATCGACCTTGAAGAAAAGATGCGTCAGATCGGGGCGGAGCTGCTGGTGATCAAACCCGGGCACCGTACCGTGGTGCAGACGCTGACCGATAACGAGGCGAGTACCAGTGCCCTGCAGCGTATGGTGTGTGATCTCACTGATGCTGCCCGGATGGCACTGCAATATCTGGCGGAATGGACAGGGGAACCCGATGGCGGGCACGTCACTATCTTCAGTGACTTTGGTGCCACCACGCTGGCTGAAGCCTCAACGGATTTCCTGGTAGGCATGTATAAAACCCGTGCGCTGTCTGATGAGACGCTGTTTAACGAGATACAGCGCCGTGGTCTTATCAACAGCGAGCTCCGCTGGGCAGATGAGCAGTTGCGCATCCGCGCCATGCCACCTCCCATGCCAGAAAAGCCGGCAACAACAGCGCCGGATTAATGGTTTTCAAGGCCCGTGCACATGCATGGGCTTTTTTATTGCCAACCGCTGCGGATGCAGCGTGGCGCCACGAGCCGGATGGCTCCTACCCGGTTGGATGACCTGATGAAACTGAAACTCGATGAGAACGGCCATGTTGTCGTAAACGATAGCAAACCAGTGTACGTGCAGGATGACGGCAAAGAGGTGGCATTTGATGCACCCGGCACGCTGCAGACCATCTCGCGTCTTAACGGTGAGGCGAAATCGCACCGCGAGCGCGCAGAGAGTGCGGAAACGCTGCTTAAGACCTTTGAAGGAATTGATGATCCGGCTGCGGCGCTGGAGGCACTGGACACTGTGAAAAACCTGGAAGACAAAACGCTGGTGGATGCCGGTGAAGTCGAAAAGGTCCGCACGGAAGCCGTACGTGCACTGGAAGAGAAATATGCGCCGATCGTGAAAGAGCGCGACGAACTGAGCCAGAAGCTTACAGCGGAGAAAATTGGCGGCAGCTTCGCCCGTTCGAAATTCATCGCCGAGAAAATGAGCATTCCGGCTGACCTGGTGGAAGCCCGGTTTGGCAGTAACTTTCAGGTGCTCGACGATGCGGTAATCGCCTTTGACAAAGCGGGCAACAAAATCTTCAGCGCAGTCAATCCAGGTGAAGCGGCGGGGTTTGATGAAGCGCTGAGTATTCTCGTTGAGCACTATCCGTATAAAGACCAGATCCTCAAAGGCACCGGTGCATCAGGCGGCGGTTCCGTTGGGGGGAATGGTAACACCAACCCCAACACACTTACCCGCGAACAGTTTGATTCCCTCAGCCCTCATGAGCAGAGTGAAAAAGCCTGTGCGGGTGTACAGATTATCGATTAACAGGATATCCCTGAATGTCTAATACCCTGACTCAACTCATTCCCGACCTGTATCAGTCGCTGGATATCGTTTCACGCGAACTCTGCGGGTTTATTCCGTCCATTACACTGGACGCTTCGGCGGAACGTGCAGCACTGAACCAGCCAGTCCGCATACCGCTGACTCCGGCCTCACAGGCTGAAGATGTGAAACCCGGTCAGCTTCCACCGGATGATGGTGATCAGGATATTGGTAATGTGCCTCTGGCCATCACGAAATCCCGCATGGTGCCGTTCCGCTGGGAAGGCGAACAGCAGAAGGGCATTAAATCGGGTCCGGGCTATCATGGCATCCGCCGTGACCAGGTCACCCAGGCAATGCGCACGCTGGTCAATGAAATTGAGGCTGATCTGGGCCAGCTCTTCCGCCGCGCATCCCGAGCCGCGGGTGAGGCGGGCAAAACACCGTTCAAAGATACCCTGACCGACACGGCCCAGGTGCGCAAAATCCTCACTGACAATGGTGCACCACTGAGCGATCTGCAGTGTGTTATCGATACAACTGCTGGTGCAGCATTACGTACGATGGCACAGCTGACCAAAGCCAATGAAGCGGGTACGACAGCGCTGCGTGCGCAGGGAACACTGCTGGAGTTGCACGGTTTTACGCTCCGTGAGTCTGCGGGTGTAGCTTCAGTCAATGGCCAGGCGGGCGCAACATTGAAACTGGCTGGCGACGAAAAGATCGCTCCCGGAGCAAAGTTTATTCCCGCAGCCGTCACCGCGGCCCAGGCCGCCTCCGGAGATGTGCTCATTGCCGGGCATCATAAATACATCATTGCTCAGGTAGAGCCTGAAAAAGGCATCCACATCTTCGCGCCAGGCGTGCGCGATGAGATTTCGAAAGGGGCTGAGTTGAAGGTGGTGAGTAAGTTTACGGCCAACTTTGCCTTCAGCCGCTCCGCTATCATTCTGGCTACCCGTGCGCCGGCGCTACCCGAAGAAGGGGACATGGCAGATGATCGCATTATGATCACCGACCCGCGCACCAATATGTCGTTCGAAGTCTCCATGTACAAACAGTACCGCCGCGTGCGGTATGAAATCGCCGCGGCATGGGGCTGTCAGAACATTAAACCGGAACACAGCTGTTTGTTGTTAGGATAGATAGCAGGTAAAAGCTAACAGGCGGTGAACGATGCTTACGGATCAGCAACTGGCCGACGCACGTCGCTACATGGGCTATCCCTTGACAGGCGACTCGTCACCGGACGACCGAAGTGATGCGGCTTACGCACAAGTCACGTCAGGCCGTTACCAGACGCTGGCGCACCGGCTGACGTCGCTGCGGGCTGAAGAAGAGGCGATTGTGGTGAGCTATCTGATGACACTGGCAAGCCTGGAAACGGGCATCGCCCGGGCAGCAGACAACCTTGATACGGATAAGGCCGCCGTCTGGCAGCGCAACCGTTCAGAGGTGTCAGACCGCACCCGTCTTTACAATCAGTGGCGGCGTCAGCTCTGTGGACTGCTCGGTATTCCACCCGGACCGTCGCTGGGCAATGGCGATACACGTGTAATGAGGAACTGACATGGACGCGCTTATGCTGTCCGCGAAGGTAAACCAGGGCAACGGTAAGGCCGCGAAACGTCTGGGAGGCATAGCGCGACATCACCGGGCAACATCACCCCTCAGCCCCTTAAAAGCACAACCGCTACAGGAACTCTCCGCATCATTTACCACCGATTTCGGCTATATGCGGGCAGTCCGCTTTGGACAGGCTGCCCGCATCGGGATTTTTGATGCGACCGGGTTTGAGGCGGGCGATATTCTGGTATCGGGTGAGGGAACCTACTTTGTGGCCGCCATGCCGCTCTTACAGCCCATTCTGTGTGTCAAAACTGAGCGGCTTGTCAGTATCCGGCGTACCGCTCAGGCAAGTAATGATGCCGGGCTTCAGGATTACGGTGGCACCACTGCAGCGAATGAGAAGCTCATTATGGCTGACTGGCCAGCCAGTATTCTGATAAGCCGGGGGGGCGATCACAGCCCGCTCAGATTACCGGCTGAAACCCGCAGCGCCTGGTACAGTATGCTAATGCCAGCATTCAGTGGTGTACGTATTCAGGCGGGGGACTTTGCCAGTGACGATACTGGCCGGCGATACGTAATCACAGGCACCGAACTGACCGACATGGGCTGGCGCCTGATGGCGATGAAGGTAACGGTTTAGCATGGCAAGCGTCGATGACGTTTTACGGTTTCTGACAAAAAGAGTGACCGATACGATTTATCCTGGCGGCACCGCATTGCCGGGCATAGTGAACGTTCCCGTGAAAATCTGCCCCGGCTGGCCCGTTCCGGCTGTGCTGCAGAAGGACATCAGCGCGGGCGGAGTCCATGTGTCTGTCTGGCCGCTGTCCACTGAGCGTAAGGTGAATACCTCACTGGGCAGGCCTTACCACGTGGTGAGTAAAGGCACGCCCACACTCCAGATTACAGTGAACGGTAATATACTTGCGCTTTCAGGTGCGGCGTCAGCCCCGACAAATGTCCTGATAACCCTTGATGGGATAGGCTTTTATTTCCATTTTCGTACTGGCACGACTGCAGAGGACGCCACCAGAAGCATCAGCCTACAGCTGCCCCGAACGCTTACTGTATTCAGTCGTATCGTCGTTTTCCTTGTCAGTGAGTTAAAGGTAAAGGTCACGGCTGCAGGCACTGCCGTCAGAGAGCTGCGCCGGCAGGCCAGAGAGTTTCAGATTACCGTCTGGGCACCGACACCGCACCTCAGAAACAGGACGGGTGCTGCCATTGACACTGCGCTGTCTGAGCAGTGCCATATTGACCTGGGCGATGCCGCGCCAGCACAGATGCTTTATGTTCGTCAGTTTGACAGTGACACCGCCGAAAACTGGCACGTATACCGGCGTGACCTGATTTTCAGCGTCAACTACGCCACCACGCAGGTTATCAGCGCACCTGAAGTTATCAGTACTGCTGTCAACCTGAACGGCAACCACCTTCATCAGAGAAACTGACGGGCGCGGTCATACTCCGCATCTGGCTGCGTTCTGCTTACCGCATCATCAGGGAGTCATTTTTCATGCCGATTTATCCAGCCGGCGACCTTAACACGTCTGCACTGACCGCTCCGGATTTGTATGTCCAGGTTGTGCCACCCCGTGCGCGCTACATCAATGGCGTTCCCACCGATGGGCTGGGGCTGGTGGGTGTGGCGAGCTGGGGACCCGTCAACAGTGCGTTTCGCATCAGCTCTGATACCGAACTGGCCTTTTTTCTGGGTGCACCAGTAAATCGCAAGTATGACCTTTCTACCGCTGCAGCTATTTCGCTGCAGGTCGGTGCCACCAGCCTGAACTGTATTCGTGTGACGAACGGGCGGGATACCGCTGCAAGTGGGAAGCTCAGTGAGGATACGGCAAAAAGCGTTTTGATGCTGTCAGCGCTGTACAGCGGTACGCGTGGTAATCAAATCCGTGCCGGTATCAGCAAGGGGACGGCTGTGGGCTCCCGAAAGCTTACCATCAGCCTTCCTGGTATGAGTGCAGAGGTGTTTGATAACCTCCGTGGGGAGGGGGATAAGCTGCTGAAAGCCATGGAGGCAGCAGTCAATCAGGGGCAGTTAACAGTCCGGGGGCCCAGCCAGCTGGTGCGCGCAGAAGTGACCGAGTCTGACGGCACTGCCCAGGCCGCAGTGACGGAAATCATGCTCAGCGGCGGCACGGATGGCGCTACAGGCCTTACTGACACCGCGCTTGTGGGCACGGACGGCATCGATACGCTGCGCAAAGGGATGTATGCACTGCGCGGGACATATTCTCAGGTCATCAACCTGACGGACGTGACCGACGCATCCTGCTGGCCGGCGATGGCGGCCTTTGCTCAGGCTGAAGGGGCCTATGCGGTTACTCAGGGTGCTGTGTCAGCAGACTGCAAAACCCTGTCCGAAGCGCTCAACAGCTCAGGTGTCGATGACTGGCACTTTAAAGTCATTGTGGGTGACTGGCCTTACTGGAAAGACACCGCGAATGGCATCAACCGGATGATTGCGCCCGCAACGTTTGAGGCTGCAAATATTGCCTCACGGCCACCTCACGTTTCGACGCTGAACAAGCGTATTCCGGCCATTATCGCCACCGAGCGCCAGCTGGCAGGGCGGCCTTACTCCGTTCAGGAAATCGGAGCAATCAACGCAGCGCGCCTCGACGTGATTACGAATCCCTGCCCGGGCGGCAACTACTTCGGCATGCGTTCCGGGCGTAACACCTCTTCCAACCCGACCCAGAACGATGACACCTATACCCGCATGACCAACTTCCTGGCGCTGACCATCGCATCAGCCTTTGGTGGCGTGGTCGGTGACAACCAGACGGTGGACTTGCGGCGGGAAACCAAAAGCACTCTCGAGTCATTTTTAGCGACGCTCGAAGGGTTAAAGATGATCGGCGATCCGAATGGTGGGCCGGCTTTTTCGGTGCGTCTGGATGCGACCAACAACCCTGACTCACGAGTCGCCCTGGGCTACATGACGGCAGACGTACAGGTGAAATACCTGAACGTGGTGCGCTACTTCCTCGTGAATATGGAAGGGGGCGGCAGCGTGTCCATCTCCGTTTCAAACGACTCTACCCGTTAACGCACGCCGCGCTCTTTAAACCGGAGATAACCCATGCCAACCCTTGGCTATACCGTAGGCCGCGACATCGCGGTCGATATCAATACGCCGTCGGGGAAGCTGCGTATTCCCAAAATCATGAGCTTTGACTCTAAGCCCCAGGTTTCAACGCAGAAAATCACCCCGCTGAATGGCATTACTGATGAGCTGCAAATCCCGGTAGGCTGGCATGGCACCATCACAGCTGAACGTATGGATGCCACGCTCGATGACTTCTGGGCGAAGTGGGAAGACAACTACTACAACGGTATCGATCAGCCCCGCGGCACAATCACCGAAACCATCACCGAAGCGAATGGCACAGTCAGTGTGTACCGGTATGAAGGGGTGTCATTTCACCTCACCGATGCCGGCAACAAGCAGGGCGAGAAGACGGTCAACCAGACGATGTCATTTACTGCAAACCGCCGCAAAAAAGTGAATTAAGGGCAAACATGGTAAAGGTAACAGTGCACGAGAATGAGCGGCCGGCAGCAGCTGTTGCACCGGCAACACACAGTTCTAATCAGGTGAAGGATGCAAAAGGGCGATTACTGACCATGCGTGAACTCGACCCGGTTCAGGAATCGCGCCTGACAGTAGCCGTTGGCCCGGAAATGGCGATGAACGTGATGTACATGAACCTGTATGTCTTCCCGGTTGCGGCGGTGGCGGAAATCGACGGGGAAGAATACCCGGTACCGCAAAACCCCCGACAGGTTGAAACGCTGCTGGCCATCCTGGGTAAGCAGGGGCTCAAGGCAGCCTCAGGCTGGCTTCGTGAACGCGCCAGAGACGATGAGGACATCACGGAAGCCGCTGCAAAAAACTAGCGCAGAACCCCGGTTTCATTAATCAGTGCTGGCTGATGAAGTCCGGGGTTCCGTTCAGTGTGATTTTTCCCGGCCTGACCGAACTGCTTCCTCATGAACGCATTGCCATGGGCGTGGTCATCCGTGAATTTGATGGCGGCCGTTATAACTGGAACACAAAGCAATGGGAGGAGGTCAGCTGATGGACCTGAACATGTTCGCGCGGGAGATGTCACATGCCTCCGCCAGAATCGCCACAGAGCTTGAAGTGGGTTTCCACGCCATCGTGAAAGAGATTGAGGAAACGGCGAAGGAAGAGATCGGCATTTATCAGCCTGCTGTCGGACCGTTTGAGGCATGGGCACCGCTGGCAGCCTCTACTAAAGCCGACCGAGTCCGCTCGGGTTACACCGAAGACGATCCGCTGCTGCGTTCAGGCGAGCTCAGAGACTCAATTGAAAGCGAGGTGGTAGGCTTAGCGGCCATAGTCGGGACTAAAAGTCAGATAGGTTTGTGGCAGGAGGTTGGTACCGACCGCATACCACCGCGGCCTTTCATCGGACCAGCATACGTACGGAAGATTGACCCGCTGATAGAATCGATTGAACAGGCGATTTCTACAGGATTTAATGCTAAATGATAACTTATAGACGTCTTAGAAAAGACATCAAGTAGTTGGATAAAGAACTAATTCTAATTGCTGCCAGCAACAAAAGATCTTTAATAGCAAGGATTTTTCGAGAAGAAGACAATATGCGTGCAGTAATTTTCTCGACACATCAGCCAGCAGACGATGTGAGCAATATAAACCCGGCCGAAGCCGGGTTTATAGTCTTACTTTTTAGACCTTACTGGGAAAGACCAGCATTTGTATCCGTATTCATGAGCATCCAGTACTCGCCGCTCTGAATCAGGTGTTCCAGCTTTTGCTCTTACCTTACGGTATCGGCATTTGCACCAACGGAAACCTGCTGGCAACTCTGGAGTAGGGATTGACTTAAGAGTCATTGGTTATACCCACCCCGGGCGGACGCTTCCCCGAGGTATTGATAAAAGTATGGGGATCCGCTACTGTACTGGTGTCTAGGCAGTACGATTGCGGGGTCCTAACATCCCCAATCTGAGCTTTTCCCCGGCAAGGGATATGGCTCAAATTTTATTGAGGCCGAGCGTAAACTTTCAGTATGGAAGCGATGCGCTCGGCTTCTTCGTTTGTGAGGTCGGTTGGTACGCCAGGGATGGTTAGAATCAGTCCATCACGAATTGGAACAGGAATATCAATAGTGGTTACTGCACCAGAAAGTTTTGGTGGCAATGATGAAATTTGTAATGCTTCTTTGCTCACTTTTGCCTCACTTTCGCGATTTTCAAAGATACTACTAGGGTCAGAAAGGTAATTTTTGTATAGCTTGATTGCCTGATTAATGCGGCTCTTATAGCTGTTACGTGAAGCATCTCCTACTTGTGCGCCAGTTTCAGTAATAAATTTTTCAACAGTTTCTTCAGCGTTAATATCCTCAAAGTTTTCGACACCAGGGTTAACATGCCTAAGCATCTTTGGTACAGCCCTGAGGTTTTTGAGTGTGTTGTCGCCAACCGTACCCATACCCGGCAATCCTTCAATAAAAGCAGACAAGGCTTTAACTGAGATATCGTTAGTTTCCATGAATCCTCCTAATCGCAACTGACTAAAAGGTATCCTGGATTAAACCGGTTCGCAACCTTTTTGAATCCAAAACCCTATCCCTGATTATTTTGATAAGAGTTGCTGGGTTGCGAGTTGATTCGCGATAACGATTGATAACAAGCAATACATGTGATTTTTATGCTTAAATTTATTAAAAAATAATTTCTCTATGAATAAAAGTTCTAACTGGTTTTGACTGATTACCGCAGAAAGATCCCCAAAAAAGATCTTTTTGGCAGCAACTCGATTTTTTTCGAAGATGAATCACATATTACTATCAACCCGATCTGGCGGTTTTTTATGATCACAATGTGAGGTCCGCATGGATGTTCAGGCATACCGCGTAGCCGTGCGCCTTACGCTAGATGACCAGATTACACGTCACCTGCTGCAGGTCAGCCGTGATGCTATCGAACTTAACAAGAAGTTTGTCACAATCGCTAAGAACATCCGAACGCTGGCCAGCGCCGCTAAAGAGGCAACATCCGCGCTGCGGGCGCTCAACCGCTCCCTGAATAATCAGTTCTCTGCCGCGGCCCGCGGTGCCCGTGATTATGCCAGTGCAATCCGTTCGGCTGCCGACCATGCCCAGCGCATGAACAGTGCCACCAGGAATCTTCCCAAGCTTGCTGGTGGCTTCGGCGCGGCAATGACGCTGCCCGTTCTGGCCGCTGCTGCCGCGGCTGGAGGTGGGGGCGGTGGATATGGCAACCATGGCGGGAGACTTGCGCTTCCTTCCTCATCAGGTTCTGGCGGCGGATGGCATGGCTGGAATAACGGGGTGCCGCCCGGCGGCTGGGGCGGCTGGGGCGGTGGGGGGGCGGGGAACGGCGGTGGCAATGGCCGCTCTACCGGCCATTACTCCTATTCGGACGGCATGACCAATCTGGCCACTGGCTACCTTGGCTTTAAAGTGCTGAGCGGCTTCGTGAATGAGGCTGCCCGCTACCAGACCATGACCGAGAAGTTTAAGCAGTTTGGTATGAGTCAGGCTGCAACGCAGGAAGCACAGCGTTTCGCAGAAGCTACACGGGTCCGGGGCTCCTCGGCCACTGACATGCTGAAGTATCTGGTGGAAGCTCAGGGTGTCTTCAGCGAATCCGGCATGAAGTCGTTAGAGAAGCAGCTGCGTGCTGCAAAACTGGCGGCACCAGTGCTGGCGCGAATCAACTTTGCCTCACGCGGACTGGATGAACATCAGCGTGAAGCCACGACCGCGAAGCAAATGGATATGCTGCGCTTCACTGAAACAGCAGGTGGTCTGAAAAGCCCTGAGCGCTTTAATGAACTGATGGATGCGGCCTTTCGCGCCATCCAGTCTTCAGGCGGCAACGTCGATTTCACCCAGTATCGGCAGTTCATGGCCAGGGCCGGCACTTCCGCGTTCAACCTCAGTAATAAAGCCTTGTTCGCCGAGCTTGAGCCCATTATCGGCGAGCTGAAGGGCAGCTCAGCGGGTGATGCGCTGATGACTGCCTACAACCGTTTAAACGGCATCATCAAGCTACCCAACCAGGTCACTCACGACCTGATGAAGATGGGTATCTGGGATGCCAGCAAGGTTGAGCTCAACGGTATGGGCGGGGTGAAGCGTTTTCTGGGTAACCCGCTCGTTAATTCTCAGCTTTTCAGCCAGTCCCCGGTGGACTACTACGAGCAGATGATCCTGCCCATCTACCGCAGAAACCATTACACCGATGACCAGAAGCAGCGCGAGAACGCCCTGATTTTTGGACGGACCGGCGGTAAGATGTTCAACCTCATCGACAAGCAGCTGGCCACCATTCATCACCGTATCGACGCGTATGGTATTGCGCGGGGACTAAATGATGCCTATGGCGCTGTGGGTGATACTTATAACGGTAAGATTATCGACTTCCAGAAGAAGTGGCAGAATCTGCAGCTGGTGATGGGTAAAGAGGGTGGATTACTAGATACCTTCACAAAAGGGCTGGACAGCCTGACTACAGCCCTGCAGCGCATGTCGACCATCGCGCATCAACATCCCGAACTGGCTAAGTTTGTGGGGCAGGCAACACTGGCGGTAACCGCGCTGGCAACGCTGAGCGGCGGGATGTGGGTGATGAAGCACGCCGCTGGCGCTTTGCTGTCGCCACTCAAACTGGCGGGATGGGGGATTGATATGCTCATTGGGAAAAGCGCCACTACGGGACTGACCGGCCTTGCTGCAGCGCTTACCGGGCTTCCGGCTGTTATTGCCACTGCCACACTGGCGGCACTCTATCCGGCAAGTACCGTGTCTCAGAGTAAGGAAATGGCGGAGCGGGAAAGGCTCGCCCGCCAGAATGCAAGAGATAATGGGGCTGTCTATAAACCCTGGTTACCTTCTCAGTCTGATTTTGATAATCAGAGGTCGCGTGAGCAGGCTTACCGTAAGTACGGCAAATATCCTGCAGTACCGCCCGTTGCGAGTACCAGATCGGAACAGCCAGTCAATCTGCTGATGACGCATGAAGGTCGTCAGGTACTGGTGGCTACCGTGATGAACGGCATGAGTAAACTGGCAACCAGAGCGCCCTCATCCACCAGCACTTTCGACGCGTCCATGCTGATGACGCATCCCGGTCAGGCTGGTAATCTCTCCATACCTTAGCAGCCGTCACGATTAAACCTTCAGTGACAGCTTAAGGTCCGTCGGGCTCGCCTGCCTGTACCATAACTAACACTTTCAGCTTGGCCGAATTTTAAAATTCTGAATGCGGCTATCGCTATGATAAATGTTGCGGGCGTATTTTGGTCATGGGTGTTACCTGGCAAGAGTACAGTAAACATTTCACACAACAGGAAAACATCAGATGTCCGCCTTTATCTGTTCGAATTAAGAACAGTTATCGATTCTTTTTCGAGCGATTGGCGGGCGTTGTGATGGATTAATTTAACCCTCTTATCATCAGGAGGGTGTTATGGATATACGTACTGTTGCTGTTTCATTGGTTATGGCCGTGGGTTTACTCTGGATTGGCGCTTCTGACGCTAAATCTACACGTCAGTCCGATGATGAAATTCGTCAGCTTATTATCGAAGATTCTATTGCATCATACCCGGGTGTTTGTGCCTGCCCTTTTAACTCTGCACGCAACGGCAGTAGCTGTGGCAGAAGAAGCGCGTGGAGTAAGCAGGGCGGTTATGCACCTATTTGCTATAAGAAAGAAGTCTCGAAAGAGATGGTTGATGAATGGCGCAAAAATAATGCTGCATAACTGAACCCGCGAAAGCGGGTTTTTTATTCCTGAGTGCAGACGACTTTCACTGAAGCTGGGTTAAAAGACCCGCCGATGCTGGTTAATGAGATGTCATAAGTCCGGATCCTGCACGGCAGGCGGGCAACATCATGTCCCTCACATTTTATTTTCAGTTCAGTTATCTGCTCGCCCTTCATTTTGTGCCCGAAGGCAGGCAATGCTGTCAAATACACCTCAATAGAACATGAACCCTTATGTCACTTCTTAACCCGCTGATGCCATTCGCACAGGGTATGGATCCGATTGTTACCCGGTTGATGCTGGGTGAGTTCGAGTTCATGGAGTTTGAAGTCCCTCAGCGTATGGTTATCGCTGGCAGGCAAAAGACCGCGCAGCATCAGTTAATCGGTGGCCGGCGCATCGTTGACGTGCTGGGTACAGAATACGAACCGCTGACCTGGTCTGGAATTATCACAGGGTCGCAAGCTGGCGAACGTGTCAGCGCACTCGAACGGATGCGGGATGCGGGACACCCGCTGGTGCTGACGCTTGATGACTATCGCTTCACTGTGGTGATTACGGCTTTCAGCCCGGCCTATGAGTTTGTCTGGCGCCGGCCCTATACAATTGAAGTAGCCGTTGTCAGAAACGAAGGAGCCCCGGACAGGGTGGATGCCCTGACGGGCGCACTGAAAGGACTGATTGACAGTGACCTGGGCCGCGCGCTTGGGCTGGGTAGGATTATCAACATTGATGCAGTAACAGAAGCTGTTCAGCACCTCCATCAGGCTGTAAAGCAGGTCAGTGATTTTGCCCATGCCACGGTGGAGCAGATACAGACGGTCGTGAGGCCGCTTATCGCTGCCCGAAATATTATCCAGCATGAGCTTGCGGTGCTCGAATCGGCAGCCTGTGAAATCACGACGCTGGGAGGATTGATACCAGGTCATCCGGTTTCCAGAGCTGTCACGAACCTGCTGACCCAGCTGGAGCACGCGACGCGTATTCCGTCTCTCTATCACTTACAGGACGTACTGGGTCGCCTGAACAAAAATATCCATGCCGGTCAGACAGCCGATGGTGTCAGGGCCGTGACCTTGTCAGGCGGCAATCTTTATCAGGTCGCCTCTGAGCAGTATGGGGATGCCTCAAAGTGGACCAGTATTGCCGCGGCTAATAATCTGACAGATCCACAGCTGAGCGGCATCCAGACCCTGATTATCCCCTCCAGCCCTCAGGTTAACCATGGACATCAGTAACGCTGCGTTCAGTTCAGATGTTCGCAGGGTAAGCGGGCGGTGCCTGTTAAACGGCCGTGACGTGCCTTTCGTATCGTTCAGCGTAGAGAGCAATGCATTTCGGGGAGCAGCCACATTCGATCTGACCCTGGCCATGACAGCCTTGCCGGCTGAAATGCAGATGCTCAACTGGTGGGCCAGGCAGACGACAGTCATTGTCGAACTGTTTGCTTCTGTCACCACACAGGCTGGCACAGACGAGAAGAGGCTCATCACAGGCAATATCGATACCTGGCATTACGAGCCGGCCCGGTTTGAGGTGACAGCTGAAGGACGTGATTTTACCGCGCGGCTGATTGACGCCAGGTCAGCAGGAGAAAGCTTTAAAAACTATACCAGCTCGCAGATTGCCACCATGCTGGCGCAGCGACACGGGCTGACACCGGTTGTCACTGCCACGACGAAACGCTTTGGTGAATTTTACCAGATTGATTCAGCTCACCTGACCGGGGAGCAGACTGACTGGGACCTGATGAGTACCCTGGCGGGGATAGAAAACTTCGCGGTGTATGTCGAGAATGACCGGCTTCATTTTGAGCCGGTCAGCGAACCTGGCAACGCCAGTGCGTACGTCATCAAATGGCAACCGCCAGGGCAGCTTGCTTATCCCCGGTGCAATACAGCGGATGACCTGTCATTTTCCCGTGCGCTGACAATTTCAAAAGGCGTGACGGTGGAAGTGCTGAGCTGGAATGCAAAGCGCAAAAACAAACAGTTTGTCGCCTCGTATCCGAAGGCTTCAAAAAACACCGAGGCCGGCAGCGCCATAACAAAGACGCAGGTTTACCGCGTCATTCGTAACGGCCTCACACCCGAATCAGCCCGTGCGCTGGCGCAGACAATTTACCGCAATATCGTTCAGCATGAGATGAAATTCAGCTGCTCAACGGCAGGTGACAACCTGCTGACACCCCGGATGCTGGTCCGAGTAGAAGGCACGCAGAGCCCATTTGACCAGCTTTACTGGTGCGACAACGTGCGTCGCACCCTGAGTCAGGCTGATGGCTATACCATGTACCTTTCAGGCAAAAACCACAGTCCCGCACTGGAAATCCTGTGATGAGAGCGCTACTGAATGTCATGGCCGCTGCCGCCCGCCAGTCGGCTGCTGGCGAAGGTCATACACGGCAAGGCATTATCACAGCCTATGACCCTGGCAGCTACGCCGTGAAGGTACAGCTGCAGCCTACGGGCGAGGAGACCGGGTGGATACCGCTCAGCTCGCCCTGGGTGGGTAACGGATGGGGCCTGGCTGCAGGACCGATGATCGGGGCCGTCACAGAGGTCGAATTTGATGCCGGGCTGATGGGCGCCGGTATGGCTGCCGGGCAGTTTTACAATGATGAAGACCGCTGCCCCGGGCCGCCTGCCGGTGAGTTCTGGCTGTTGCATCAGAGCGGCTCGTTGCTGAAGTTTCTGAACAGCGGGGAAGTGCTGCTGCGCGCCACAAAAAAACTGACGTATGACGCACCGTGCCACCACTTTACAGGCGGTGATGTGCTGGTGGATGGCAACCTGAAGGTTGCTCAGGACATCAGCGACCATAACGGGGCATATGGCACCGTGCAGAACATCCGTACTGTTTATAACGGGCACTCGCACCTTGAGAAAGGCAAGGGCAACTTCACTGCCACTCCTCGCCAGCAAATCAGTACCTCCTGAGAGAAAATATCCATGCATGACCTCTGGCATCTGACTGGCAGTGACCTTGATGTCACGGCTGCTGGCGACCTGCGCCCGGTTTCCGGCAGCGAACGGGCCAAACAACGCATACTACGCCGCCTTCTGACCAGCCCCGGTGAATACCTGTTTCATCCGGAGTACGGGGCAGGGCTGGGTAAAAAAGTGGGCGAGACAGTGAATCCTGGCGAATGGAAAGCGCTGATCCGGGGACAAATGCTGCTGGAAGAGGCCGTGGCATCTGCTCCTCCACCCACAGTAAGGCTCAGCCTGACTGAGGGCGGCGTCAGTGTCTCGGTGACGTATACCGATGCTACGGCCGGCACGTCTGAAATACTCAGCTTTGACGTAATAAGGTAGAAGCATGGCATCGCTTAACATCAAATCCTTTACTGAGCTGGTGAGTGAGCAGGTCACAACCCTGCAGGCGAGGGCAGCCAGGCTCATCGACCTGTCGATCGGCAGCATTCTGCGCGCACTGGTGGAGTCCAATGCTGGCGTAGCCATGTGGCTCCAGCAGCTGATTGTTAATCTTCTGGTGACCACCCGTGCCGCCACCTGTTCGGGCAAAGACCTGGACAGCTGGATGGCAGACTTTGGTTTCCGACGGCTGTCGGCGGTTCAGGCAACCGGGTTGGTCACCTTCAGCCGGTTTACGGCAACCGAGCCAGCACTCATCAGGACCGGAACCCGCCTCACTACATCTGATGGCTCGCAAATGTATTCCGTTACCGAAGACCCGATCAGCGCAGCCTGGGACGCCTCGCAGAAGGGCTACATTATTGCGCGAGGTGTTGTTTCCCTCACTGTGCCTGTCCAGGCCGACACTGCGGGCGCTGCTGGAAATGCACAGGCCAATACGGTGACCGTCATTGTCGGCAGCATCCCGTATATCGACTCCGTCATTAACAATGCCCCGTTTACTGGCGGGAAAGATGCTGAACAGGATGACGCTTTCCGCGCACGCTTTGTTTTATGGATAGCATCGTTGTCTAAAGCCACGAAGGCCGCGTTAGGTTATGCCCTCAGCAGCATGCAGGCTGGCGTGACTTACACCCTGACTGAAAACAAAACGTATGAGGGGGTGGAAAAGCCTGGTTATTTTTATGCTGTCGTGGATGACGGCAGCGGCGAGCCTTCTGACATCTTTATTGAACAGGCTTATACCGCTCTTGAAGCAGTCAGGGGTTTTACGGTCAGCTTTGCGGTATTCAGACCGGTAAAACGTCTGGCAAATGTCACCTTGACAGTTACCACCGACGCGTCAGCGAACCATGCAGCAGTGATAGAGCTGGTGCAGTCCGCTATCAAAATGCACATCGCCAGCCTTTCGCTGGGACAGCTGCTGGCGTACACGCAGCTGGTTAAGGTCGCGTACGACGCCAGTCCACTTGTCACTAACGTGACTTCACTGATGCTCAATAACGGGGCCGCTGATTTGGCTGCCTCCGGAAAAGAGGTTATCCGGCCCGGCACTGTGACGGTGAGCTGAATGGCTAAAGGTGATCTGAACGATTTTTACGACCGTCTTAAAGCACTTCTGCCAGCAGGCTGGTTTGCTGACAGCAGTCCCGTCCTGCATGGGGTGCTTATGGCATGCGCCAGGTCTTTGTCATGGTGTTACTCCCTTTATTGCTATGCGTTGAAACAGACGCGCCTCTCCTCAGCAACGGACGGCTGGCTCGATATAACCGCGTATGACTTCTTCGGTAACCAGTTGCAGCGTCGGGCGGAGATGTCTGACGACGCGTTTCGCAATCACATCAGGATTAACCTCTTCCGGGAGCGGGGCACGCGGCAGGCTGTTACCGACATCCTGCATGAACTGACAGGTAACACCCCCAGAATTTTTGAGCCACAGCGCCCCATGGATACCGGGTCATACGGCGGGCCAGCGCTTGGTTATGGAATGGCTGGAGGGTACGGCTCTTTGCTTCTGCCTTATCAGGCGTTCGTCGTGGCCTTCCGCCCAAAGGGAACTGGTATCCCCCTGATTGCCGGATATGCGACGCCGCCCTCTGGTTACAGCGTGCCTTCACAGGGTGAATATGTTTCTCACGACATGGCAACTGGCGACGTGACTGATGCGCAGATATACGCCGCGGTGGCGGCCGTAAAAATGGAGGGCACAATTGTCTGGGTCAGGCTGGTATAGCGCAGATGCATAGTGAAGGCTGCAAGGTAGCCTGAGTTACTTTCAGAGGCTTTTGTTGATAGAACAACCTTGCCCATTCAAGACCAGTAGTATTATATTCACTGTACAGATACCCATCACATCGTTGATTATCTGAAATCACAGGTTGTTGATGGTTGCCCAACCTCTGCATACAGAGCTCTGGGAAGGAGGTAAGATGGTGAGTCTCAAAAAGTTTCTCAAATCAATTTCTGAGCCAGACAGAGTAATGGATTTATTCGTTAAAAATCGGTGGGATACGCGCGAAAACCCTGCTGGTGGTGAAACCAGCGAACGGTACTACTTTGACCGAAGCGGTACTCTGCGCATCAATCTCAACAACAAGGATGTCCAGAACGCGATTGCCCACAATGTGCGGGTGCTCGCCGAGAAAAAATAGAACAGGCAGGGCTAATGAGCGCGGCACTCATCGTTATAGTACTGGTATGTGGATATCTTTACATTAACAGCCACATACCTTCTAAACTCAAATTTAAAAAATCCACTGGCTGGCAATCATATTTTCAGGTTGCTCTTAAAGGTTCCTACTACGTTTTTGTTTCTTTTATCTCTCTTCTGGTCGTGTGGTTAATACTGCTTGCGACTATGTGGTTGTTAAATTTTCCTCTCCTATTTACAGACAGGTATAAAGAATTTACTTTTGCTTATGACATTTTGAATGTTAAGTTCGCTGGATTAGAGTTGCCTTTTGTTTTGCTGGTTTTTATCACTGCTGTGTTGAGTTTTGTCGAGTCAAAGAATGAAGAAAAAAAGCTAAGAGACAACAGGGAGAGGTTGCGCTTATATAAGGAAATAGCGGATGCCAGCCCTATCGAAGCTATTATGCTTGAGTCGATGACAAGTAAAAATAATCTGATGGTGTCTGTATCACTGAAGTCTCGTAAAGTTTACGTTGGAATTATACATGAGGCCAGACTGGAAGATCATGATACTGATACTATAGTAATTATCCCATTCCTGAGTGGTTACCGTGACAAAGATACACTCAGTTTTGTTGAAGAGATAAACTATGCAGAGCACTATAAAGAATGTGGGGTAACTTTTGACTCTCAGCAGATCACCTTATCGCAATATCGTCATGTGATTCCACGAGATCAAATAGAATCCGTGTCATTGTTTAATTCAGATATGTATACAAAATTTAAAAAGAAGCGAAAGCACTACAGAACACCTCTTAATCGCAACACAAACAGCAGAAATTGACCTGAAACCTTGGCTGTAACTAATTATTGATTAACCCGCATTAGCGGGTTTTTTTATGGGGAAAAAATATGGATCGTCAGATTGTGTACCCGGGGCAGATCCCGCTTGAAACCGACCTGCTCAATACAAACAAATTCGCCATGACAGGGCTGGCGAAGCTGGCATTAGCTATTCTGGGCGAGAACACTTGTCTGTATGGGCTGGCATGCAGGCCTACTGCCCCTGCCTCCATGAGCGTTCAGGTCGGTGAAGGGCAAATTTATTCTCTTCAGCATGTTGATGGTACGCCTTACTCGTCGCTGGCTGCAGATAACACGAACACCATTCTCAAGCAGGGATTGAATACGGCGCCACGCCAGTTCAATTTGGATGCACCCATACTGCAGGGATACAGCATTGACTATCTTATTCAGGCTGCTTACGGAGATAGTGACACAGGCCTCACTGTGTTGCCCTATTACAATGCTGCTAGTCCCGCGATTGCTTACAGCGGGCCTGATAACAGTGGCACAGCACAAAGCACAGTAAGGTGCGGCATCTGCCACCTGTCATTAAAAGCAGGTGTTGCTGCCCGAAAGGGTGACCAGAAGACGCCGTCCCCGGATCCTGGCTATACGCCAGCCTGGAAGATTACCGTAGATCATGGCGCATTATTTGTGGACGCTTCGGCTATTCGTGTGGCTGAAAGCGCACCGTTTATTCCGGAAGAGGGCTTAATAGCCGCTGTGCAGCAGGGGCTTTTAAACCGTGGCAAAGCTTCACGTCAAAGGGATGATTATCATTTAATTTGTCAGCCACCCGTCACGAAACTGACAGATGGTATGCGTTTGTTCTTCCGTACACCGGTAACGAACACTGGGTCATGTACTCTTCGTGTAGGCGATTTCCCGGCATACCCTGTTTTTGATGATTCGGCGAAAGAGCTCAGCAAGGCTACCCTCAGCATCTGCCAGCAAAATGAAGTTGAGTGGAATGCGACACTGAATGCGTGGATTCTGTGTAATAGCCAGCAGAAATTCGAATGGGAAGATATGGACCGGCGTTATATTTCTGTCAGCGGTGGAGAAGTCAAAGGACCATTAAAGGTTGAAGGCTCGCTGAGTACCGATATGGCACTCAGGGTAGGAAAATCAGAAGTTACTAATGAAGGGGACATTTCGGGAGAGGCATGGAACGGAAGTTTGCTGAAGTGGTTGATGAATCGCGCAGCGCGATTCGTAGAGGATGATAATTCTTCTTTCGTTTGGAAAGATCCGGTGAGCCAGCTTATCATTCAGGGCGGTAATTACAACTGGAAAGGGGGGGTTGTAAAATATAACTCAACTTTCCCAAATAAGTGTTTTGTCGTGCTTTTAACGCAATCTGGTAAAAAAGGAATGAGTAAAGATAATTCATATGTGGATGAAGTTACTACATTTGATTTTAAATTACATGCGGGCAAAGGTGAGCCTTCTTTCAACTGGTTGGCAATAGGGTATTAATTATGCAGTTTGGTTATAGCGCAAATAAAAATGCCTTTTATTTTATGGATGAAGAGGGTGCTTACAGAAAAAATGGTTACTGGCAGGATGATATCATTCCTGTAACGAATGATATCTGGTCTGAATTTGTTGGTCAGCCTCCCGCTGGAAAAAAACGTATTGCCGGAAAAAACGGATTGCCGATGTGGGTTGATATCCCTGCCACCCAGGAAGGACAAGAAGATGCCCGAATGGAAGAGAAACAGGTACTAATTGAAAAAGCCGATGCTGAGATACGCCTGTTAAGAGTTGTCGAGGATGTGTATGGGTTAAGCGATGAGGAAAAAAGGAAGCTTAACCTATGGAAAAAACATTTAGCTGATGTTTACCGTATTAACGTGAGCGCACAGGAAAAAATTGACTGGCCTGATGTTCCAGTAAACAGTTGAGAATGGCTCGTCAGAGACGAGCCATAATGTCAGAATTTAAAAACGATATCCCACATCGACAAAGACACTTCTCATATCATGTTTCTTTTTGTTAAACATTGCTTTTGATCCTTCATAACCGACGTTCAGCGCCATTCTGTCAGTGGGATTAAATATAACGCCAGCGCTATAGGCAAACTGGCTGGAAGACTCCGAGCCGTTTTTCTTAAAGGAGTTGGGTCGGGAGCCTTGTACCAGTGGTTTATCCACCACAGTATGTGAAACGCCGCCAAGTGCAAAGAGGCTTAAGTTATTCGAAATTCGATAAGTCGGCCCAGCCAGTGCAGAAAAATACAAAGCGTTTCTGATTGGTTCTTTTTTAATAAGTCGATAATGATCAGATATTTTATCTTCTCTGGAATTGAAGGTGGGTTTGAACTTTCTGTTACGATTATCCTCTCTTGAATTGTGAATGGATTTGAATGTTCTGTTATAATTATCCCAGTCCTTCTTCATAAGCGTCATTGATCCCATCAGACCCCATGGAGTTTGTGTTTCATACTGAAACTTAACGTTGGCGCCTTGCATCTCGCCAAAGTCTTTAATCTTCCCGTACTGATAGCCTAGTGATATAGTTGATCTTTCCTGCGTATCACGAGCCATTGCATTGGTACACATTAATGAAATCGTCAATACAGCTAGTATTATATTTCTGAATGACATCTGAACTCCTTTTTAAAAAATTGGATGTATATTTTTGCACGCACATCCTCTGCGGAGTGGTCATTTTTATCCAGACTGAATTCATAAAAATGACAATTTCATCGAGCTTTGAAAAGCATAAGGTATGAGTTTAAGCAGGAAAGCTGGCCTGACTGCTGAGAAAAAAGTCCCTCATATAAATCAGGCGGAATTAAAGAAGCTTAATTTTCCAATACTGTTTAATGATATTTGTATGTGATTGTATGTCAGCCCGTGAATGGCCGGTTTGAAGGAGAATAACTGCCATGTCATAAGGAGAGATATATTCAGCAGGTTTATGGAAAAAATTTTTTTGGATTAGACGGCTCTTAAATGTATGTTCAATACTCTGATATCATAAGCAAACAGGATCCGAAATTTGTCCGAAATCTTCCGAAAGGAAAGATAAGTATATGATTACCATCGTATGCATTAGTAAGTATTACGATGCTAATCTCAAGAGTATGAGGTTATATTTCATTGATTTTAAATGTAAAAATAACATGTAGTGATAAATATGTTTTGTATATAGAATATCTATAACGCCCTGATTTGCAAGGTCAAATTTTCACCTGTCCGAAAATGTCCGAAATTTATCCGAAAATCACATACATGGCTTAGATCAGTACGTACTCATCTCCGCGTGGGTCGAGATACTTTTTGGTCATGGAAAGATTTTTATGACCGAGCAGCCGCTGCGCAAATGCTTCGCCCTGTCTGGCTTCATAGAGTCGCCCCGACAGACTTCGAATTTCATGAAAGGTCGGCGGATTGGCGCCTGTGTCCAGGCCACAGCGGGCACGTGCGCGGGCAAAAGCCTGGGTAATATTTTCTGGCGTGACAGGGCCGGGCTTGCGACCATTTCGTCGTGA